CCAGCTTTATCTACAGATGGTTTCCATAGACGTTCATCAGTATTACTTCCACCTTTTTCGTTGAGTTTCTCAACTTTTTTCATCAATCTCTCTGTTAGAGAGCCTGCTTTAGATTGTTTCTTTAATGCAGCAAATGACATTTAGTATTCTCCGTATTTTTGTATTGTTGGATTGTTTGTATTATAACATGTAATGATGTATTAGTCAATCTGGTATATCTTTTTCAAGTTTATCCAGAGTGATAGAAAGAGTATCAAAAAATGCATTGATATTCTGACCATCTTTCAATCCTAGAAACTTTGCAGATTCTACGATTTGTTTTTTCATTTCAATGGCATCAGCATCCTCCTTCTCTAGTGACAGACGAAACATAAAGTTTCTTTGTTTTTCGAGAAGTTTTTTCATTTTATTAATATACAGATGCCCCTCTTCTGAGGAAGGATCTCTCATTCCTCTGACAGCGATACCTGTCATAATATCTTCTTGTAACTCCTGTATCTCGGCCATTGCGGCTCTGACTGCTGGAGCTTTAAAAAATTCACTCATTAATAGACCTAATGTTACTACTATTTATCAATTTTAGATACCCACATAGGTAGGTATATTAGGGTAAATGCACTACCCCAGAAGGCGAGAAAGACGTATAAATGACTACCTCTATGTGGTGAAAATGCAAACCCTAAGGCTACAACAATCACCCAAACGTAGTCTACTATACCATGAAAGGTTTGCCAACCATCTCCATATTTTTCTATGAGATTATCTCTTTGTTTTGCAGCCCAAGGCGAGACATGTCTCATCATGACAAATCCCTCATTGAGGAACATAATAGTGAATCCTATCCAGAAAATCATACTTTATCTCCTAAAAAAGCCCAATGAATCCAAGATGTAGCAATATACTTTGGATTGGAAATGGGAATGTTACCCTGATGTGGGAACAAATAATTTGCTGGGAAAATAAGAACCTTTCCTTTCTCTGGCTTACATGCTATGCCATAGTTTGGAAATTCTGTTTCTCCTCCTTCATCAACGGTATTGAGATACATTATAACAGCAAACAGCCTAGTAACGCAACCCCCAGCGTATTGATCGAAATGAATTCCAAATCTACCTTCATTCTGAGGATATACTCTAACAGAGTAATCATGAAAAACTAAATCGTCAACTGGGCCAGGGCAGTCATTTATATACTGACTATAAGTGTCATGAGTTATTTGAGAGATCCATTGAAAAATTGGATCTTTAGGTGTTGGAGTAACTTCTTTAGCAATCTTAGCTCCATAATCTACAAATTGATCATCGTTACTTTTACCAACAGAACCATCTATATGATCTACTGAATGAAACCAATCTAACATCTCATCAACTCTCTTGTGAGGTATGATGTTATATGTTCTTATCAAGTCCGTTGTTTTAGTTGGAAATTGACAATGAGATGTCATAGAGGCAACTTAGATCTAGAAGTTCTTTTAAGGTAATTTAGTTCGGTTGCTTCTGCTTTTAATTTTTCTTTAAGTGGTTTAGAAATTAACTTACCTACAGATTCAAATTCTATGTTTTTTTCTTCACAATAACTTACCAAAGCCTCAATATAATTAAGGTCGGTAGTAAGTACAAGTTGCTCGATGTCACTTGTAAATTTGTTCTGACAGAGAAATTTCTCTTTTAGTAGTTCATTAACTTCTTTCTCCATACTCTCCGAGTTTGTGGGTGACGAATTCTTTAATATACTTGGTAAGAAGTTTAATATAGTCACGTTTGTTGGTTTTTTCATAAACTTTAACATCTCCATTTTCACATACCATTAAGGTGACAATCTTCTCTACCACAGTGCCTGTCATTTCATAGTACATACAAGCATAAGCAGTCTCTTGAACGAAGTAGTTTGTACACCACTTCTCTGGTTTAATCTTTTTAGATGTCTTGAAGTCTATTATGGCTAATTCGCCATTATATTCTGCAATGCAATCAACTCTTCCTGCTATCCCAAAATACTCACTATATAGTGGTTTTTCTAAAGCATGAATATTATTTATGTTATCAAGGTATTTTTTTCCATATAGGAACAATGCCTTGGTAGTTGGGAGAACATCTAAAGTATTAATATCCTTATTCAAAAGATACTGTTCTACAAGATCATGAAACTTAGTTCCTCTTGTTGTAGCAACTTTTGTAATCTTATTGGCTTCCTCTTCACCAACTTTCTTACGCCAATTAATAAAAGTCTGACGATTATAGAAACTTGTTATAGAGGTAATAGAAGGAGCCTTCTGTCCACTTGGAAGAGTGTAATATCTGACCCCATCTATGGTATTGGCTTCTAACTCAAAATCACCAAGTTTATTCAAGTGGGTAAACATTATAAAGACAAAGCGAGTTTAGTAACCAAATAGTTTCTTACTAATCCTGATCGAACAATGTCATCTATACCGAATTCAACAACACCAAAATCATCTTCCATGATCTCAATGATACGTTTAAAGTCTAAGATGCCATTCTTCTCGTTGGACTTTGTAAGATCCGTTTGAGTAGAGTCACCACAAAACATTATTTTACAGTTATCTCCTACTCTTGTTATTATACTATCTAATTCATGAAAATTCAAGTTCTGCATCTCATCTACTAACACAATGCAATTATCAAGTGTTGTTCCCCTGATAAATGATGTACTCCAGAATGAAATAGTCTCTTGAGCTTTTAAATTACCGTATAACATTTCAAAGTCATTGTCTGAAGGCATTTCAAACATATACTTTACCATATTCTTATAAGGAATCTGATATAGTGATGACTTATCTTCATGGTCTCCTGGCAAGAAACCAATCTCTCTCGTAGATACTAATGACCTAACAATATACACCTTATCATACGGTGTCATTTCGTCAAGAACATCTTTGAGTGCTAAGAACAAACTTATAAAAGTCTTACCAGTTCCAGCAGCACCATACGCAAATATGTTCTTACCTTTTGCATAATGATCAAATAGTACCTTTTGATTATCTGTGATAGGTTCGATATCAACTAACATGCCATTGTTAATTGGTCTCTTCCTACGCATTTGTTTAGCAGTCATTCCAGCACCAACAGCACTGGCACGGTGCTGACTGTTAGTATTCCTTCTTTTTTTTGTTGACATACTTAAACGATACCTCTGTTAGCTAAACGACCCTGTATTCCACCAGCCTTTTCGGATTTTTTTAGAATCTCATTCCAGCCTGGATGTTTGTTGGTGAGTTTGTCTTTCCACTCTCCAACTTCTCCCACGCCTGGCACTGTTGATGGATCTGAATAATCTCTATCCCATTCGGGATTATCAGTTTTCCATTGATCCCAATCGTGAATACTCATTACAACTTCTTTCTGTTCACCAGTTGTTTTGTTGACCACAGGGTATGTTGCCATTAAGTTTCCTCTCCGTGAAGTTCTTTTTTGATTTGTTTTTGAATTTCGACCACCCCATTTCTCCATTCTAATGCTTCAGAAACAATCGGAAACTGTTCTATAAAAACAGTTTTACATGCCTGTGCAATATCCATATGTTCCTTTTGAGTTCCATGAGCGGATCTCAAATCAATATAATGAATCCATGATCTACAAGAACCTGTCATATAGATTCTTGTGGGTGTGCAGAGTGGTAATACCATCCTAGCACATTCCTTCGCAACTCCTTCTTCTAACATCTGTTGATATAAGGCGGTTGCAGAGCTAAACAAAGTTTTCATTTGTAATTCCAACTTTTGTTTAACAAACTCATCAAGATCATTTGTAGAATTTTGACGATTCTTCTCATCTTGTCTTCTGAGTTCTGGGATAGGAATCTCTCCCAACTTTGTACTGTCAGCATATCGCTGAGAAAACTCTTGAAAAGTAAATGATCTATGACGTAAAATCTGTGCTGCAATAGCACGAGTCGTTTCAATTTCAAGAGTCATACTAGATTGTTCAAATACTGACCAATGATTATGTTTGATACAGTATTTTAATAATCCAGCAAACTTTTCATTGTCCTGATTACTTGGATTAGATACTCTGGCGATATACGCCATGGTCTTCTCTGCGTCAGGTGTAATGTTTACTAGTTTTACATCCATTACATTTCTTCTTGATCTGCATATGTGACACGGTGTTCACCACCATTGACGTAAGCAGTAGGATCAGAATAAACTTCTGCTTCTAACTCTTCAATAACAGTTTTCAAATTTTTAATAATAAGTTTTAAGTGATTCTTGTCCATGTCAAATAAAATAATTAAAATTAATTACTACTCTTCTAGCAGTGTCAGTAGTTGATACAGCCCTGTGTTTTTCGTTTGAATCGAAGATAACAAGTCTGTTCTCAATACTTTCAACTTTCATACCATTGCTTTGAAACTCAGTATAACCGTTGTTAGTATTTACATAATATATGGCCGTGATGCAATTGTCAACATCTGTATGATATTCACTTGCAACATGTTCAAGTGTCTTCATATTTAGATTTGCCTTACTCCTGACTATAGAACATGGTTCTAATTTATCCCATATAGGTTTTAAACTGTCAAAGTAAGGGCTGTTTGGTGCATAACGTGTATATAATACATGAACAAATTGAAATTCACCCTCAGTTGGATCTTTAGGAACAACTGCACCATTTACACAGTTCCAAGCAATGTCCATACCCAAAAAAATGTCTTTAAGTTTCTTAAAGTCATCATAAGGAAGAAAATTATCAATTAATTCATAATTCATCTGTTGCTTGTTCGGCCTCTTTCAATAACTCTGTGACAAACTGTTCAGTACCATCCATCATCTTAATTTGAAAGAGATTTGATTTCATATATTTCTTTGTCTTTTTATATTTTCTGAGAAGTTTCTTATACTCCTCTGGATTCATTTGAATCTTGCCTTCTTCAGCCATTTAATATATCTCCCTCGAAGTTCATCATAGCAAGTAAAGTATCATAAGGAATCCATGCAGGGTCTTCATTCTCGAACTGCACTTCAACCTCTTTGACAGTTTTTTGGTAAAATCTGTTGTAAACAGTTCTTACATTTTTCACAACACTCATAGGATTAATCATTTACGTTTTCTCTGTGATGGCTTAGATGCTGGTTTTTTCTCTGGTTCTGGATTCCACAACTTAGGGTTTACAATACCCTTTGTTTGTTTCCAACCTTTTAATCCTGTTTTGTACTTGTCATAGTAATAATCAAACATATCTGTTTGTTTCAAACATGTTGTGATATCATAGAAGACTTTATCCTCACCGTTTTCTTTATCAACATATTCAACAAGATATGCTGTGTACGGTAATTTCCTATCCTCTGCTAATTTAGGATCACATTTTTCGTGAAGTACTTTCATTAGGATCTATTCCCCCATGTAATTTCTGGATACGCTTCTGCCACCAATTCCTTAGTAATATTATACTTTGTATTCAATGCCTTATCTTTCACAAGAACAAGAATCTCAGCCTCTGGTGGTGGTAGTGTCTCAAGTATATTAATAAAAAGACCTTCTCTTTTGATCTTATTCATGGCATCGTCACCACCTTTTATGAAACGATAAAAGTTTCTAGCAGAATTACGAATAGTTGTTCTCTGTGGAAGTCCCTTATCTATACTCGCCTGTACATCACTCTCTACAGGTTGATAAGGAACATTACCTTCTGGTAACATAGAAATTACAGATTCATCAAAATTCCAAATCATAGTCATTTTGAAAGAATCATCTCCATGAGCACGAAGTATATCTAACTTTCTTGCTTTTACTCTTTCAGAATCGACGGCTTCTAAAAGTTCATGAACCATAGGATTTGCAGGCAGTTCTTTCTTTTTAACTGCTACTGTCCTTGGTTTTGTTGAAGTTTTACGAGTGGAAGTCTTTTTCCTACTTGTGGATCTAGTCTTCGTCGTCGTCTTCTTCGCTGTTGTCATTTTCAAACCTCACGGCTA